CATTATTTTTTTCCTCCGTTTCTAAATATTTGAGTACCCTTTATACCAAAAATACTCGCAACTACAAGCACCCATAAATTTGTGAACCATTTTGGAAGCTCATGAAAATACTCAAAGAATAGCTTTACCTTTTCCATGGCAGTCGGATCGTCCGACATTACTGCCCACATTAACACCACGATGGGCGCCGAAATTATAACGAGTACAAATTCGTCTTTGTAGTCGTTTTGACGGGCTTCTAAAAGTTTGCCCTGGTAAGTTTCCTCACCTCGAGCCATCTTTTCTGCGTGCATAAGCTGTGCATCAGACATAGCCATTTTAGTTTTCTGTCTATTGCTGTAAATTTTGCTTCCAGCTTGTAGTGCAATCTTTGCTAAACTGAACCAAGCCATGATTATACTACGATAGCTGTTTTTCTTTTGTCTGATCTCATTCTTTTCGTGCCTCTTACACCAACCACTTCTGGTTTTGCAATGTAATTGAACGCTTTGTCAGCTGTTGTTTTAGATCTTGGATCTATTTCAACTTTTTCAGCTGGAACTTTGATCATTTTTTGTTTTTTATAGTTCATCATCGTGTTTTTGCTCCTTATTACTTGTCGTCGATCTCAATTGCAGTTATACCTGGATTTCCAGCCTTTGCAAGACTTACTCCAGCTCTTAATTTAGCCAAATCTTCGTTTTGATCCATCTTATCTTCTGCAATTTCTTTAGATTGGACTAATTTTGCTCTATCTAAGTCAGTTCTAGACTCATCATAACGTTTTTTACGTTCATTTTCCATTGCCTTAAGGTCAACTTCTCTTGCTTTCAGTTTCAAAAGTGGGTCAGAGTCAAATTGTGATGTAATTTTCTTTTCTTCTTCCATAAAATCACCCATCATTTCAGAAATTAGCACAGCTTTTCTAGATTCCATCTCTAGAGACAGTTGTTGAAGCTGTTTTTGCACCATTGGGTCTTGTTGAGCTTGTTGTGACATCTGTTGTAGCATTACAATTTTTTCTTGGAACTCTAATTCTATCTGTTCTTGAGCCATTAGACTAATATGTTCTAAACAATTTTTCTCTAATGCAGCCATAACTGATGGTGAATTCCTAACCATGTTAGTTGCCATGAAATTTAAGTGAGCCGTAATGTGTGCTCTGTGATCTTGACCTCTAAAAGCTTGAAAAGGTTTTCCACCCAACGCATCTATGTGTTCTAAGGCAGGATCTTTTGGTGCGATTGGAGCTGGTGGTGGTAAAATTTTATCAATATCTTTTACACCGAGAGCTTCATACATTTTTCTGTATGCGTTATATAAATTATGTATTTGTGGGTTTGATGTTGCAAGTTGTAATTCTGTTTGTGCAATAGTAATTCTTTGTGACATTGAAAATATGTTTGGATCTGCAACAGGTAGGATATCTACTCTATCATCAAAATCCATTTGTTTAACTTCTCTTCTGCCACCAACAACATCGAAAGGATATACAGGTGGTAGATAAACTTTAAATATTTTTGCAAGTAATCTAAATTCTGATCTCATGGATGTGTAAAGTCTTTTGTGTATTGCAGACATAACCCGTGATCCTCTTTCAAGTAAAGCAACTGTTGTACCAACAGCAGCACCTTGATTACCGTCACCAACTTGCATATCTGCAATAGCAGCAAATCTTTGACCTGCTTGAACTACAATACCCATCAATTGCAACAATGTTGCTGATGGTTCTTTGTAAGGGAGCATCATGAAAGAATCTCTTATACTTCCACCAGGTGCATCTACATCTTTAAATTCACCAGGTTGAATAGGTGCAGCTTCGTCTCTAACTCTTACACCTCTTTGTTTAAATCCTGCGGGTAAATTAGATAATGTACCAGCATCCAATAATTGACGGAGAGCGACCGTTGCCGTTCTACTCAGACCGCCAATCATGTGGATTAATCCAAATCCATAGAAACCTAGTCCTGGCAGAAATTTAAAATGGACAAAGTAAGGTACTCTATTTTTTCTTGGATCATTGGGATCATAGTTCCTTCTAATAGAAAGAACTTTTCGCGAACCTTCCTCTACAGTTACAATATATGGGAGCCTGATACCTGTATCGTTTCCTTCCGCGTCCTTATCTTCGAAACCTTCTAAATCTAAATTAGTGTGACATTCTAAAAGAGTATAAACATCTTCTGGTCTTCCAGTTTTTTTAGTACCTTCTAATTCTCTTTCTTTTGCTTCAACTTCATTTCTAACAACAGCAGGTGATCCTAATTCTATATCATTATAGAAACCACCGACTTGTTGTTTACGTAAATCATTTTCAGACATTTTAACAACATGAATAATTGACTCTGCATCATCAAGAGATGTGGCTGTGTATGGTACAACTAAATCATCTGCCGGCACAAATTTAGAAACTGCTCTGCCTAATAAATCATCATAATAAATTTTTTTAAATGTAGAACCTGCAAGTGGTAAGTGAAATAACATTTGATCAAACTCAGGTTCGTACTCGCCCATCTTTTCCATAAGTTCGTAGTTCATGTATTCTTTTACTCTTTGTGCTTGAGATTCTTTTTGTGGATCGCTATTACCAATAATTTGAGTTCTGATTGGTCCTTCTGCTGGTAACAATTCTTTGTAAGCTCCAGCTTGGAACTGTGTTACAGCTTCTGCTAGTACAGGGTGCGTGGCACCCGATGCACCTTGAAAAGGTTCCGTTCTGTTTTCATATTTAAATCCGAGTAAGTCAAGCCCATCAGTGTAGGATTTCTCCCAATCTTTTCTAGACGCTTTATAGTCTGTATAATTTTGAAACATTTCTGATCCGATAGGATCTAAAATTTCATCTGGTAATAATGCAGCTAAATTGTCAAAGTGGTTTGGATTACCCTCAATGTTTACTTTGCTAGGGTCAAAATCTAATTCAACACCACCATCTTCGGTAGGTGTTATTTCTACAGGTTGTTTTGTTAATTCTTCTTGTTTTTGAATTTCTACTTCTTGGTCAGGTCCTTCAATTTTCACAGAGGTACCTAACTCTGAAAGAGTCTTGTCAATATCTGCCATTATTTACGCTCCTTGATTGGTGTAACATTTTTAGCTAGATAAGGCAACCCATGAGGTGTAGGCCCTGATTTTGGTGCTGGTCCTGACTTAACACCTGCTATAATACCACCTTCTGCTTTTTCTACTTTATTAGGAATTATATCATCGCCTACAAAAGTATTAATGCCCATTTCCTCTAATTCTTTTACTGTGTATTTTTTACCATCTTTAGCTAGTTCTTCTAAAACCTGATCAATAGAATCAAAGCCTTGATCAGTATCAAAATTACCAGGATCGTTTGCATCTGGTCTAGCAGTTACTTCATCATATTGTGCTGGAACCTCTTTAGCTTTACCTGTTGCTTCATCAACAACACCCTCTGGTGGTGTGTACTCCATCATTTCATCACGGCCCATATCTTCATCCGTTTTTCTAACAGTTATATATCCATCAGTGTCGGTAAGTGTGTAATCTTTATATTCAATTACTTTTTGTCTCTCAACTACTGCTTGTCTATCAGAAACATCTTTTCCTTTTCTTTTTATTAAATTTACAAAATCAAAAAAGTATTGTGGTGTGCCACCTGACTTCACAGCGGATGTCACAGCTTTTGTAGCTTTGGGTGCTTTAATAAGTTTATCTAATCCTAAAAATTTAAGTGCAGCGACAGCTCCACCTGCGCCTATAGTTAAAATTAAATCTCTTTTTGATTGATCTACCGCCAGATTTTTTTCTATTTCTTTATTTACTTTGTCCGCAGCAGATGCCGTGCCAACTAAATCTTTAATTTGTTTTGATAACTTAGGAAACATTTTAAATAAAAAAATTGGTGTTGCTGGTCCTACTGCTTCTGCACCTAGTTCAAATGTATCTCCAACAAATTTTTGTCCCTCTGTTTTATCTTTTTCATTCATGGACTTATCAGATATGCCTATTACATCTCCAAACTTAGTATTTTTTAATTCTCTAGTATATTTTGGATCTAATATTTCTAGAGCCTCCATTAAAGTTTTTCCTCTTATTCTATCAAAATCAGCTGTGGCTAGAGCTAGATTGGCTTGTCCGTAAAGATAACCGAGAGATGCTGGAAATCTAAAAGCAAGTTCTGGTATGTTAGCTGCACCTGATGTTAGTTTTTGAGCATAGTATGGATAGGCTCTTGGATCTAAAAACATTGAATTAAATTTTTGTAAAAGATTTCTTTCTTCATTCGTTCCATAAACTGCCTTGTCCATCTCTTCTGCAAATGTGCCTTTAGGAAATGTGTTGTACTCATTAGGGTTGTCTAGCATAACTTGTAGTTCACTGTAGTCAGGTTCGTTGCCTGGGATTACTGGTGGAGTGCCATCTTGAAAATTTTCACGTTTTTGCATGGGTCCAAGTGAATCTAGTATTTGATCATCGCTAACTATCTCTGGCAAAGCTGCTATTTCTTCCTGTAATAATTCACCTGTTGGATCCTCTCTAATTGCTTTTTGTTTTGCAGCAACATCAACTGATACCTCAAAAGCAGTATACAAATCTCTTGGATCTGTAATACCAGCTTGCAAAGCTTTATTTACATCGTATGCACCAATTACTGTTCCAATGAAGGGAAGAGCCTTTGCAACTGATTTTAATCCAGCTTTTACTGCAAATTTTTTAGCAGGGCCTTCCCCTTGTGTAGTTTTAATCTTTACAACAGAATTTTTTAAAGCTGTATTTAAAACATCAATATCTTTTTTAGATAATCTAATATCTTGATTTTTTAATTTTTTATCTAAACTTAAAGCGGCTGTTTGATAGGGAGTTAAATTACTAACATTTCCTTTTATTATTGAATTCATTTTTTTAGCTGAACCTTCAGCCAAAGCATTTTCAAATAAAGCACCTTGCAACGTTGAGTATTCACCTAGAATTTCTTTTGCTAATAACTTTTTATATTTTTGAGAACCTTTAGATTTATTTACCACTGCAGACAAAGCGTTATTTAAATCAGAAGACACAACTCTTAAATTAGAAAAAGGATTTTTCATAACTCCATCAATATGGTCAAGATCTATGGTAAAACCACCTCCTGCTTTTTTAACAAGCTCACGTAGTTTTACTTTTTTACCTTTAATATCAGTAACGTCTTTATTTAAAATTCTATTCTTTTCGTTTGTTTTTTTATAAACTTCAGGGAAAGTATTAGGTCCAAGTGTTTTTAAACTAGACACGCTATACCGTGTTGGTTTGCCGTCTAAAGTAAACTCTACTTTACTCATTGCACCAATATCCTTAATACCTTTTTCACTGACTTTTAAAGAATTCCAATTAATTGGCGTTTTAGAACCTTTATAATAAAATTGTACTCTGTTTGTAGCGGTAGGATCTTGTAATCTATTAACTGAATCCCAGTGTCGAAGAGCAGATTTCATTATAAATGAATCAGCTGGATTTAAAGTAGTTGATATTCTACCTTGTGTAAATTTTACATTGCCTATTCTATTTTCTGCAAACTCGAGTAATTCAGGCAATGTTTTACCTTTAAAATCTCCGGATAAAACTTTTGTAGAATAGTTCCAAATGTTTTTATTTTGTTTATACCAAGGGTGTTGGGTTATTAATAATCTCATATTTGATCTAGATTGCACGCCAGAGTTTGCAGCTAAAGTTTGTAGCGCAAGTGATCCTGTTTTTAAATCTGGATTTAATTTTTTAACATTTTCGCCTAACTTAATTTCACCGGCTATTAAATTATCAAAAACTTCAAAAAATCTTTTTTTATTTGCAGCTGCTTTCCTCTGTATTCCAATCCCTGCACTTAAACCAGTTCTACCTTTTTTTAATACGTTTTCACGATATGCTGGAACAAATTGATATTTAGCAGCGCTTGATACTTTACTATGTAATGGCCTGTTAGAACTTGGCACTCCATACAAAGGATATTTTTCAAAATTAAATTTTATTTCAGGATATTTTTTTCTTAAAAAATTTTTTATAGCAGCGCTCGGTTTTAATAAGGGTTCAGCAAAATTCTCTCTGCCTCCAACTTTCTCTCCTTGTATCACACCACCACCTATTGATCCACCATACCTTAAATTAATTCTTCTTAGATATTCTTCGTAGGTTTCTTGTGTTGGATCAAAGTCCCCTTTAAGTTCATCTCTCAAAGGTCCAGGTGTTAGCAGATCTTCTAATTTAAATTTATCAGCAACTCTCTGTCTAGGTTGTGCACTCTCTAGCTCGTTGGTTATGGGATTAATTACGTACGTTGTCATTAAATAAGAAACGAACCATGTCTTTGTTCGCTATACCTCCTTTACTAAATCCATATCTCTCTGGGTTAAACTCATCAACAGATATTCTATCAATATCATCTACGCCCAAATCTTTTAACTCTTCTAATTTTTCTATAATGCCTCTACCTCTATAATATAAATCCGTCGTTCCTTCTTCTCTTTTAGCTAAAGTTTCTAAATAATCATAAACCTTTTTACCTTTTTGTATGGTGTCAATCTCACTTAAATTATATCCCTTCTTACCAAGAGCTTCGGTAGAAAAATCAAATACGTCATCACCCATTTGTATGGCTATATCTAAACTCATTCTAGCATCCTTGATTGGTGGTATTTCGTAATCAATATCTTTTACTACAATATCACCAGTTGCCATATTTTCTTTCTCTACAAGTTTAGGCTTTTCTCTCATTGTTCCTGTAGCATCATCCCAAGTATCATATTTAGTTCTAAACTGTGTTGTACCACTTGGATCATTTTCAACTGAATATTGAAATCTATTTCTTCTCAAAGGTGCTAAACCTTCATCGTCTAAACTTTCTATAATAAAGTTAGCGTCGTTTGGATCTAGTGCAGGAAACTTTTTAATTTTTGCTAGTTTGTTTCTTTCAACACGTGTTGTTCTCTCTCTAATCTTAGAAAGATACTGATTCATAACTCCAAAGTTTTCTTCGGATCCTTTTGCAATCGCATCTGGTGTTTTATAAAAAGCACTTTCGCCATCTTTAATTAACAAAGCCAGACCTCTCTTTTCGTCTGCCGTGCCCTGTAGTTCTGTAAGAGTCATGTGGTCAAATTTATCTTTAGGACTGTTTGCGTTCTTAACAGTGAACTGACCAAACAAATTATTATCTGACATGTATTTAACAATGTCTGAAGCTGACTCTGCATTAGGGGCTTTGTTTATGGCGTCATCAAGAATATTAAAACCTCTATCAGTAAAGTGATATCTAAATATTTTTTTAGGATCAAACTCCTTGCCTTTAATACCACGAACATACTCTGCATCTTTTAAACTTTTTAAAACTTCATCATCTAATTTTACAATGCCTCTATCATGAAGCACTGGTAATAATTCTCTAGTTACAGCATTAAACTCTCCTTCTCTACCACCTGGGGTAAACTGTTCGTCATAACCTTTACCTGCTCCTTGGTGCTTAAAATTAATACCATATTTTTTATTTTGTGCTTTACGAGCATCTTCCGCTGTTGTTCCTAACTCATCAATTTTAGTTTTAATATTATCCATCTGTTTGTTTAAACCTGTAATTCCTTCTGCAAGTTCTTGCTCAGATTCTACGATTTGTTTTTTAGATGTTAGTTTACCCAACTCTAAAGAAGACTCTGGAGGTAGAACTCCTGTTTCTTTACCCTTTCGAAGTTGTGTTAAATATTCTGATACTGATGTGTCACCAGCTCCAGTTATTCTAGCTTCTGTCGTTATGCCAGCATTTTTTAATAAATCTACAGTGTTTACACCTTCATCGGTTAATACTTTGTTTAATCTATCTATTTCGTTCTTTGTTCTGTTTCTAACTACAATGTTGTATTTTAAAGTCTTCATCTGTTCAGGGCTTAATAATTTGTTATCATCATTTAATACTTTAAGGTGTTGCCTGATTGATTTATCCATCATATTAAATTCACTTGTAAGTTTTATGTATCTTTGATCTGATCCTATTGCATAAGCGTTATATGGTTTGTGTAGAGTAGGGTCTTCTAATTTTGAACCAAATAAAACTAAATCACCTTGTTCGGCTCTAGTAATTAATTTACCAATATTACTAGCCATGATCCCTTCACCTTCAACCCCGGATCTTTTAATTAAATCTTCGGCGTCAGATCTTTTGATACCTGCCTCTAGTAATAATTGTAATAGTGTCTTGCTTGCCATTAATAATAAACTCGCTTACTTTTAGTTGTCTTTTCATCAACATAGTCTTCAGGGTGTTTAATTAAACCCCCTTGTCTGAATCGCATGACGGCTTGTGTCATAGAGTCAACTAAATCGTCATGGTCGCCGTTTGGAAATGCTGCACACTCTTCGATGACCTCATCTGCAAATTTCTGCTCGGGAGCCCATATAATACCAGATTCGAACAAAGGTGCAACCGCGTTGACTCTAGCATGCTTATCATGTCCTCTGCTTGGCGTAAAGTTAATTACAGGTATATCCATCTGTCTTAATTCATAAGTTAAAGGTAATCCTGATGCTTTAGCTTCTATAATCACAGACTCTGGCTGCCAATACTTGTATTGCTGTAAAGCCAAACGTCTAAGCTCTGGAAACTCATATCTACCTTTCATAGCATCTAATAGTATAAGATTAGCTGGACTGTCTTCGTTTGGATAGAAAACACCCCATGTTGTAATAGCTGAATAGTCAGCAGATTCTTTTTTAAGAAACGCTGTATCGTAAGATTGTATAACGTGCTGTAGAGGAGGTATGGTTTCTTTCTTATACACGTTCCACCATTCACGTTTGATAATAGCTCCTTCCTCTGATGTTGGAGCCTGCATCCACTGTGCATTCCATTTACCAACAGGTAGTGTTGCTTTTACTTTCTCTAACTCTTCCGTGTTCCAATATTCAGGCCACACTGGTCCGTGGTCCATGAGTGCAGGAAATTCGACCACGTGCCACTGATCAGACTTGGCTTCTTTTTGATTAGCTAATAACAAACCTGTTAAATCTTTTGTAGACCATCTAGTCATTACCAAGACTATCTTACCACCTGGCTGTAAACGTTGACGAGGACCAGATGTATACCACTCATAGGCAGACTCTAATGCAGTCTTGGACATTGCATCTTGTTCAGAGTGTGGGTCATCAATGATCAATAGATCAGCGCCCCGTCCTGTAATAGCACCACCTACACCAGCAGCAAAGTATTCGCCGCCCTGTGCTGTCTCCCAACGTCCTGCAGCTTTTGAGTCCTCTTGTAAAGTTGTAGAAAAAATTTTTTGATAGTCTTCTGAGTCAATTAAATTTTTTGCCTTACGACCAAATCTAACTGCTAGTTCTGCGTTGTGCGTGGTTTGAATTATCTTTAATTTTGGATTACGGCCCACCATCCATGATGGCAAAAGAAAAGATGCAAATTCAGATTTTGTATGTCTGGGTGGCATATTGACTATCAGTCGATTTATTTCGCCTGTTGCCAATTTATTAAATTTTTCTGCTATGTGCCTGTGGTGGGACCCCTCTACAAAATCAGGCCACATACATTTTACAAAAGATAGAAAATCACTCTTAGCCTTATTCTGTATCTTTTTTTCAGCATGTAACACTTGAAGTTGTTTGAAGACCCTTCGCACATCTGCAGGTAATTTTTCTATATTTACCTTATTCAAGTCCATGGTACCAAAACGTTTTTA